CCGCCACGTCCTTGCCCACGAACCACGGCTCGCCGTTCTGGTCTACCGTGCGGATGTCCCCAAACTCGGGGCTTGTGAAAATTTGAATGTTTGCCATGCTTTATCCTTTCTTGTTGTCCACCCCGGTGCCTGTTATAATAGGCAGGGAGGGGGGTGTGATTTTGAATCAGTGGGAATACTTCAACCAGCGTGCAAACGAACTTGAGCGTTACAATTGCAAAACGCCGGGCGCGAATGCTGCTGACCCGGACGGCTCGGTTTGGAAGAAGCGCCGGGAAATCGACAACGCTCAGCTTCAGACCGCAACAGAGTTGAAGAAGCTGCGGGAAGATTTGGAGCGCATCGAGCGCAAGCAGGACGAAAGCAGCAGCGAATCCAGCAAAATCGGAATTGCAACGCTTGTCGTTACTGCTTTAGGGCTTGCAGCAACCATAGTATTTGGAATGCTACAATACCTACATTGACTGACGTGATGATGATGGATGCGATCATGTAGTCAGCCGGGGTCCAGTTGGAAATTCGCTCTTTCCAGCTGGGCTTTTTGTTTTTGTTCACGGCTCTGCCTCCCTTCCTTTGATGATGTCACTCACGGCGGCTTCCATCTTTTCCCGAATGCCGGGAGGGTTGCGCTTGCTGTTCAAAATCAGTGAACAGTAGCTTCTCGAAAATCCAAGATGCTTTGCTACGTCGTCTACTGTAATCTGGTTGTTGTGCATCCGGCCTACTAAACGGCCTGTCCATTTTTCAGGCACTTTCACACCTCCTTTAAAACGTAAGTTGAAACAAAATTGACAACGGCGCACCGATTTGCTATACTGTTCAAGCCTTAGATACTGGCAAGAAAGGAAGTTCGATGCAAATTGAAGGACTTTTTGAACCAGCCTGTTCCAGACACGAGCAAGTGCGCAATGCCTAAGGCTGAAAAGTTCAGCGGAACCGACCCGCTAAAGTGAGCGACGTACCAATAGAACTGTAAGTCGCTTTTGCAGCCCCGGCGTTACTTTTGCGGTGTAGATGCCTGAAAAAGATGTGCAGACGAGCAAGTTTGCATTACCGCCTGGGTGCAGGTGCGTTCTGGTGACAAATCGGTGAAAAGTCTGTCTGTGAAGCGACCACAGGCAGATTTTTTCTTATCGCCGTGTCAAATACCAGTTGAAAAAGTTTACAAAGTGTGTTACTATGTAGTTGCAGACACATAGTAAAAAAGCTTAGGCGGTGCGACCCGCTGGGGCTTTGTGTTTTGTGAACATTTTTAACTGACAACGCCATTATAGCAGTAACTAAAGTAACTTTCAATAGTTTTTTGTAAACTTTGTGAACTTCGGCATACTGCACAAAAAGGCGGTGTATTTTATGGCATTTTACGAAAACTATTTGAAGCTGTGCGAAAAGGCCGGAAAAACACCATCTGCGGCAGCTCTTGAAATGGGGCTTTCAAAGCCGACAGTAAATCGCTGGAAAAAGGGCGGCGGAGCAACTGATGCCACAGCATTAAAGGTTGCATCTTACTTCGGTGTCACGGTCGAAGAGCTCACCGGCGAAGCGCAAAAAGAAAAGCCCAACGCCTTAGATGGCATTGAGCTTGAAAAATTGTCACCCGCCCGCCGGGCGCTGCTAGAAGCGCTGGAGGACATGGATGACGAAAACATTATGAAAATTGTTCGGATCGCTCAGGCGGTCAAAAAGGAGCTTCCAGAGTGAGCGTACATCTTAATAGAAAAGAACTCAAACTGCTGACAAAGCTTGATGAAAAATACCCTGATGGTGTTGAGCGGACAAAAGAACTGTTCCAGAACGCTATGACGCTTGAAGAACTAGGCCTTGCGGATTCCGCATCGGTGAGCTATCGCAAGTCTGCGGTATGGATCACAGAAAACGGCAGGCAGTATTTGCGAGATAGAAAAGCAAACAGGTTCTCGCTCCCGACGAAAGTGGCCGGCGGTATTGTCACCTTGATTTTGATTCCGGTGCTGGTGAATCTGATTTCAGATTATGTATTACCAATACTTTTCAAATAAGAACCACTCAATCGTCCAGACAAAGCGGTAAAAGATGTCCTCAACAAAAAAGCGACGGATTCGATGCTGGTTTTTGGGCTTGTACCAGTTTCCGTTCTCGTCCCGCTTCAAAATGTTCAGTCTACAATACAGCATAAAACCTCCGAATGACTTCTTGAAGTTGGTTTTCGGATAACGAAAGAATCTCACTGATGGCAAGATGCACAAGCTTGTCATGCGATTCTTTTTCTTCCATTGTACCACAATTTGCAAACCTTGTGCTAGTTTCTTGCACTTTATTTTCCCCCCTTGGCATTTTCCTTGATAATTTAGCTTTTCGGCAGCTGGTTGGCTGCCTATTTTTGTATATGTGAGGTGCGTTTTATGAAATGTCCAAAATGCGGAGCTGAAATTGAGAACGTAAAATTTTGCCCTGAATGTGGAGCACCTGTTGCTTCGGGTTTCGTGACGGCGGCTATCGAATCAGACGAAAAGCCTGAAAAGAAGAAAAAAGGTCACGGATGCGGATGCGCGGTTGCTGTTAGTGTTGCACTGATCATGTTCGTCCTTATGCTTACCCCTTCTTCCAGCACGACAAGTTCAACGTACGGAACAAAGGGCAGCACGTCCGTAAAATCGTCAATTTCTGCCGATGATAGCCTTACAATGGGGCAGAGAAACGCTTTGCGGGCTGCTAAAAACTACCTGAGCGCTGGTATGGGATTCTCTTACAGCGGCCTTGAAAGTCAGCTTGAGTTTGAAGGATATTCCACGGAAGATGCTACTTATGCCGTAGATCATTGTGGCGCCGACTGGAACGAACAGGCTGCAATAAGAGCAAAAAATTATATCAATTCCATGTCTTTCTCTCGCTCCGGTCTGATTGAACAGTTGGTGTTTGAGGGATTTAGCCAAAGCCAAGCGGAATACGGAGCCACTGCTGTGGGATATTGATGTGCGGCCCTGTTCACAACTGCATTATACAACCGTTGATTGTATCGCGTCAAGCGCATTTAATCGCGCAAAAATGCGCAAAAAATTTAGCATTTGCGCTGAATCGCTGAAATTTACGCTGACTTTTTACTAAATACGCGCGTTTCGTGCGAACAACGCGCAAAATATGCGCGATATTATTCGCGGTTGCAAGGTTGTTGCAATTTTTGCAACAGCTGCCCGGCAAGCTCCCCGCCGGGTGCGTCTGCTGCGGCCTTGAGCCGCCGGATGCCCCCGGCCTTGCGGATCACAAAAAGTCGAGCTCGGGCCTGCCCCTCGGGCGGCATATCCTCGTAGCAGGCCAGCGCGGCGCGAATCTGGGTGCAAAACAGCTGCATCTTGTCCATCTTTAGTCCTCCCAAGGTTCAGGTGTTCGGGTCGTGCCGGTCAAAATGGTGGCAGGCATCCCGTCAATGATGGTCATTTCGTTTTCTTTACCGTTTCTTTGCTCGAAATCCATTTTGTTTCACCTCTGTTTTTGTTCAATTTGTCCAACTTGTTTTAGATTTTACCATTTTATGGGAAAACTTGAAGGACTTCTGCTCTGTCGAGTGGCATGGGTTTTCCCCATGTCACTTTTTGTTTTTATGGCATGGAAATTTGTGAGGTTATAATTGATGAGCTACTTTACTGCGGAAAAGCTCGGTATCGCGCTGGCGCGGGCCAGAGTCGCGGCAGGCTTGAGCCAAGTCGACATGGCCCGACGTATCAACAAGGGAAAGGCCACAGTCCAGAGCTGGGAGTGCGGGGCATCCAGCCCACCGGCTGACAAGATAATGGACTGGTTCGAGGCTTGCGGGGCTTCTCCGCTCCCCGCCATGCAAGAAATGCTGCACCCAGAGCTTTATAAAGAGCCAATACAGCGCAAATCAGACGAAGATCTGGATGAAGCACTTACGGAATACTTTCGCACGGCGCCGCGAATTGTAAAAGAGATGGTACTGTTTATTCTTTTGGGGCGACATGGCAGCTATCCACCGGCGGTGTTTGCTGAGGTGTGCGCAAACCTGCACACTCCCTTGCAAAACAAAGTGTCTGTCTGCGGCCAGATACTGGACAACTACGGGTTCGCCGTGGCTACAGGGACGGACCCGATTCCGTGGGAAGTCCAGCCCCCGGTGAGTCTGCTGCAGTCGGCATACCAGGCGGGAAAAGAGGCCGCGAAGAGCGGCGAGGCCGACTATACCGCAAAGCGAGGTGAAGAGCTTTGAAGTGCATTCGCGCCTGCTGCCGTCGGGAAATACCGGATGATGCATCTTTTTGCCCCTACTGCGGCAAGAAGCAGCCCGAAGCCGCCCCGCAGCAAAGAAAAAAGCGCCGCCGCCCAAAGGGCAGCGGCAGTGTATATAAGTTGAGCGGGACGAGGTCAAAGCCGTATGTGGCCCTGACAGCCAAGCGAGACGTTCTGGGGACGTTTGCGACGCCGGGCGAAGCAGTACAAGCACTGGACGCTTACAACGCCCAGAACACCCCCGCAGCGCGTCTGAAATGCACTTTTGCGGATGCCTACGCCCAATGGAAAGCGCAGCCCAAATTTGACAAGCTCAGCACTGACATGAAAAAGGGTTATGAGCTGGCCTATGCAAAGGCTGCGCCGCTGTATGACCGACAGCTCCGGGACTTAAAAGCCGCAGACTATCAACAGGTGATTGACCAGATGGTGGAAAAGGGCCTCTCCCGCAGCTCCTGCGAAAAGCAGCGCACACTTTTCAGCCAGATCTGCGAGTGGGCAATGGCGCAGGACATCATAAACAAAAACTATGCCATGCTCTTGCAGCTCCCAGCGGCTACAGGCAAGGCGGAGCGCACCTTGACCGCTCAAGAGATAGAGCAGATAAGCAGCCGACAAGACGATCCGAAGCTTGGGCAGACAGCGCAAATCGCAATGGTGCTGCTCTACACCGGTATGCGTATCGATGAGCTGCTCTCCATGCGCTGCGACGATGTGCATCTAAAAGAGCGGTATATGCAGGGCGGCGAGAAGACCGAGGCAGGCAAAAACCGAATTATCCCTATTTTGGACCCCATTTACAAAACCATTGCCTTTTGGATGCTTGAAAGCGGCTGTGAGTGGCTGATACCGTCCAAAGCCGGCACAAAGCTGGACAAGCGCAACGTGGCTACAAAATTTCGGGCCTTGATGCAGGAGTGCCACATAGAGGGGGTGCATCCGCATACGCTGCGCCACACGGCCAGCAGCAAGATGGTGGAGTGCGGCTTGGAAAAGACCGCCGTGCAGGCCATCTTGGGTCACAAAAATTTCTCCACCACGGCCAACAAGTACGTCTCCCACAATGACCCAGATTATCTGTTGCAGGAAATGCGAAAGATGAAGTATTGATTTGTTAGATTGTTTGTTAGATTGTCACGTTCATTTAGGAGATTTTAAGGTATTTCAAGTAAAAGAAAAAACGCACGGACGATTTGCTTTTATCGTTCGTGCGTTTATTTTTGGAGCTGGTGACAGGAGTTGAACCTGCAGCCCACTGATTACAAATCAGTTGCGCTGCCATTGCGCCACACCAGCAAAGCGTACCCTCTCGCATCACGCAGGGTACTTTAGTAGAATACCAGAAACTTCCCCGGTTGTCAATATCTTCTGCGGCTTCTG